TTATTGGCTATGGTGCAACGGACGTGTTAAACAGATTAACACTAACAAGAAACAACAACAACGAAATTATTAATTCTTATAATAAAGACGTAGATGTTTTTATGAATTCTATTCCTACGCCTCGAGGAAATGCAGCACTGCCAGATTTTCGTCTAACTAATGTATCTCCTTCACTCTCAACTTATAACTTAAGTCTAACCGGAGTTGACCGCGGTGATAGCGGAGGGCCTATCTACATAACATACGGAAATGAACTTTTGCTTCTAGGAATACTTCAAAAAGAGCGCTCATACGGAGCACAAAGTACAAATTTTGGAAATTTAAATATACAAGCAGATATTGCTACAGGTATGGAAGCGGTGGGAAATACATGGGGATATAAGCTGTCAGTTCGCTTAAGTTAACGGCAGTATAAATATATACGATGGGAGCATTGGTACAATCCGGCTTAAGCGCTTTAAAATCTGAAACGGCAGAACTTTGTCCTGTTGATTTAGAACTAAATCAATTTTATAGAACGTATCCTGGTGGATATAGATTCAATTTTATTACTGCTCTATCTGGAACTCAGAGCTTTAAAAATCTCAACTTTACTAATTTCTATCTTTCAGATGAGTACGTATTAGATAGGGTTACGACATTTACAGGCGGTAGAGTTACTCCAAAAAAGATATTTTCCACGCTCAATTTTGCTGCTGATGGCCCGGGCTATATAAAATTTGAAAAAGCCCGAGCTGTTAATTTTAGAGCAGCTGGAAACACATACGATGCCACATATTATGGTTACCCAAGTATTACAACTAACATCGGAAATGCAGATAACATAGAGATACAGATAGTTGATTCTTTTACATGTCGTGTAGCGTATCTTATAAACAACTTTCGCTACTACTTAGTAGTGAGTGAAGAAAATATTGACCCGGCTTCTGAACAGCTTAAAAAAGTGCTTTTTGTCGGTGAAAATAAAATTGATAAAGCTTCAGCAAATTTAGAATACTCTATAATTAAGAGTGGGGTTGATACAACATCAGATTTTATCTGTTTGTTTTCGCAAAAAAATCAAAATTTATATACTGATGGAGAAGCTTCTAAAAAGTATATAATTCAGAGTGATGGCCAGACTCTAGTAGCGCGTAAAATTACTGCTGATGAACGTGTTGATTCACTCTGGCTTCCAACTCGAGCTATAAAATTAGGTGGTGAAATAGATCTTACTATACCCACACCTTACAACACCTCCTTTATAACTTATAATAAAACAGGTAATAAAGTAGATACAGATAAAAGTAATTTTAGCTTACCATCAAACTACCTCTTACATACATCATCAAATTCCACAACTTTAAAATTTGATGTACTCAATTTAAAAAATATTGCTAATAATTATGACGAGTATGTATCATCTAATAACTTATTATCTTCAGACGCGAGCAATCCCTTATATGTTGAAGGATTAAGAACATATACTAGTATTTTTTCTGATATAGATAGTGAAAAGAATGAAGTGTTATCATTAAACTACGTCTATAATAATTTTAATGTAAAAATACGATCTGGTAAAACGACGTTTTTGACACCTTCTTCTTTAAATCCATTTACACAAATTAATATTAACGATACAAAATTTGTCGACTCTGGTGCATTTTGCTTTACACAGCCTTATTTAGCAGATAGAGTTTATCAACTTGATGATGAAGATGGTGTAAGAGATCTTGACGCTACATATCTTTGCACTTGGCTCTCTGGTGGTGTTGGAACACGTGGGGTGTGGGTAGATAGATATTTTTACCCAGATTTAACTTCAAAAGAGGAAGCTCTTTCTACTAACGGCTCTTTTAATATTACATATGATCTATTAGTAGAAGAGCTTATTAAAAATAATAATAAATTAAAAACATCTGTAGAAAAGAAATATATTTTTGATAAGAAAAGCGATTTGGTTTTTGCTCCTAATACAAGATACCGGTATGAACGAATTGAAAAAGATGAATTAGAAAGACGGAGGCCAACTAATTTCTGTGAAGGCGCTGAATTAACAGATCGTGTCAATAACTACTTTACTAAAATAAACGATAACGGTGGGTTTGCTCTCGGATTTAATATTAAAAGTAACACAAGCGCATTTACTATAAGATCGAAAAGAAATGATATAAATGGTGGGTTTAGTTTTGTTAAACAGAGTAACGGTGACTTAAATTTTACATTCAACGTATTTGAAAATTCACCAGAGCCTCCAGTTATAGTTTCCTTTAATAAAATTATTAAATTAAATCAATATGTAAATAATACTGTATTTTTGTCATTTAATGCAATTACCGGAAAATGTAATTTATATATTAATTCTGAAGTTGTATATACCTTTAATACTAAGGCATATCAAATGCTTAATAAAATGATTTTGTTCGGCGTAATTGAAATAGTAGGGACAGATGGTTCTGTAGAAAATCTTTTAAAGCCAAATGACGACGCTAATATATATCTCGATGATATATACCTTACATTATCTCCGCTTAACGAAGAAGAAGAAATCACCGCCGTGTTTACACAAAACTTAAACGATATACAAGATATTACAATAGCTTTACCTTGCGGACAGCGAAATTTAACAGATACTATTGCCACTGTTAATTCTATTGGAACTAATTTAAAGCATAGAAGTAATGTAGTTGATATTAACGTTAAAAATTTAAATATACAAGACAGTAGTATTACTGAAGAAGTAAAAACTCTGCTACTAAACAATATTACTGCGTCATTACCTGAAGCAACAACTATTAATGATGTTAACTTTATAAATTACAAATGATATCCTATTTCAAATATACATCTGGCGAATCGTTTACTTTAAGTGGGACGGATTATAAAGGTCTTTTCAATGTTACAGATGACGGACATGCTTTTACCGGTAAGTCACTTACTTCTTCGTCAGAGCCGCTGAGTACGAAAGGTACTTTTATAGCAAATTCTTTTCTCGCTAAAAAGGAATTTGACCGCACATTTAGTTTAGTGCAAGCAGATAAGGTGCTTACAAAGCCGCATATTTCACCAAAAGATATTATTGACCAGGCCTTCTTAAACAAGAATTTAGACATTTTAAATGATAATAATTTAAACTTATATGATCTTAATATATTATCCAACCCCGAAATAATTAATTTTGAAACAACAACTAGCGATGCTGATGCATATGTTTTAGCGTTAACTAGTATGGAAGAGTCTCTAAATCCAAATGTGAGTTTAGCAAAATCTAATTCATTTCCTATTAATGCTCTGCCCTTTGATAGTATAAATTTTAGAGCTGATGGAGTACCTGTAGATCCTACAGAAATAGCTCCCGTTCTAATTGGATTAGATAGTCTAGATGATGCAATTAGTACTACTTTAATAGTAAATAAAAATCAAACCTTCAATTACTTTATTACAACCGGTACAGCAAGTAAGGCCTTTTCAGGTAGTTTTCTTAGGGATAGTTTATTTACTCTAAGAGGTGATGAGACGGATACTATACCAGGTAACTCTACTTTAGTATATGATAATAATACCGATACTCTTTACAATTTAAGGTCCTATACCGACCCGAATGACGAACAAATATATCAACGATTAATAGGGTATGACTTTAGCTTTTATAATACATGCGGTGAGTGGAAAATAAAAGATATTTTTACATTTCGTGAAGTTATTAATGGTGTACCGCGACCGAAAGAAGTTGTTAATAATAATTTTAAAGTTGGTAATAATCTTAAAGGCGCACTGGTAAACTTAACTACACCAACGGGAACAAAATTAGCTGTTGAATTAACAAATAAATACTCGAATAAATTTTTTGGCACTATTACTGCTCTTAACTCCAACGAACTTATTCTAGATTTTGATATAAGAGATACAGATGATTCGCTTTTGGTTGTAACTAAGCCAGCAAACTTCAACGGTAATGAGCTATATGTCTATCATATAGATGCTGAGTTGGTAGAGGACTTTAAATTAGGCCTTAATCAAGCACCGAGAATAATACGTAGATTTCAATCTACAGCACTTGGCTTACGAGCATCATCTTCACTAGATATAACGCTTACAAACAGAATTAAATTTGCTAAAGATGATTCTAATATGTTCTTGCTTCGAGATTATAATGGAGCAACTACAAGATTTATAACTAACCCGGCGTACCCGGCTGGTTTTTTCAGCTCTAATAATTTACAGTTCTTACCAAATTCATATTTTGGTTATACAGAAGAACAATTTGGTAACAGTCGTTTAACTTGGAATAGTAATAATTTACCGTCTAATCAGACAAATTATATTAACTTTTTAATGGAAGAATCAAATGGAAATGTTTTTTCTCTTTTCCAAAATACAGGTCGTATATACCTTACAAGAACTGATAAACTAATTTACGATAACATACTACCCCTAGATTTAGCAAATACATATGATAGGGAGCTCGGGTGTGAATCAAGTTTAGGTATTTCACTAAATAGTGAAATTGAATCAATATTGAAAGATACATTAAAAATATATGTAAATTTAGCTCTAATAATTACCGGTACAACACTAGAAGGGGTCCCAGTATTAGCTAGATATAATTCATACCCGAATATAGATCTCGATTTTAGAGATTTTGAATTCCATGAAAATGAAGAAATTAATTATAATGTAGTGTCTCGGGTTTTTGATAGTCTTTATAACCTTCAACGAAACGTACTAGATAGTATTTTGAATAACTAGAATAAATAATATTATGTCAGCAGATCTACAAAATGAGTTTATAGCAGATACATATACCTCGTTATTGCATTTAAGTGGTGGTGATCTTAACAAAACACCAAAAAGAGATGTTTATGATGGTGCTGGTAACGTAACTGGTTTAGCTCTTAGCGGGACAAAGGTTATTACTAATAATGTTGCGTTACCTGAGCAGCATGTAGATTCTTTAGAAGCAACTAATAACGAAATTACTAATTTAGTAGATATGTTTTTCCCAGTGGGTACTATACAAATGACATGTGAGCCTAATGACAATCCTGGAAATCGAATTCCTGGTACGACTTGGGAAAGAGTTGCAGAGGGTAGATTTGTAGTTGGCGTTGGTGGAGAAAATCCTAGTAAAGATTACAGTGAATATGTAGTGGGAGATAACGACGGGGGAATGGGGCCGAATCATGATGGTAAGACATCACATGTAGCATTAATTGAAGAGCAAATGCCGAGACATACACACGCACCTGACAGCGAAAATTCAGAATATGGTAATGTTGTATCATGGACATCAGGGCCCTTTCCACCGGATGACCGTACTAGTGGTGGTGTAGGGCAACTTATTCAACAAGGAACATCAACTTATGACCCTGTATATGGTTTTCCAGCATTTCAACCAATAGCACAAACACTTTCATTTGCAGGTGGAAAAGACGGCGGTGCAGCTCAAGCATTTAGTATATCACCAATAAGTTATGGTGCTTATATATGGAAAAGAACACAATAATTTTAAAAAATGGCAGACGTAAGTATAGTAAAATTAAAAGTAAGGCGCGGTACTAACGAGCAACGGAAAACTATTGTATTAGATCAAGGTGAGTTAGGTTATACCTTAGATACAAGAAGATTGTATGTTGGAGACGGTGCTTCAGTAGGAGGGCGCGTAGTTAGTAATTTTACCTATGGGCCGTTTGCTCTCGATTCTAATTTAAATATCGAAGGGGCAGAATTAGGAGATATTGGTTATGCAAATGGCAAGTTATACGTGTTGTCAGGTACAAATATTAACGATACACTTTCTGGATGGGCCTACATTGGACCGGTGCCTGGCTCTACATTAGATTTTGGACCAAATAATACTTTAATAGTAGCTACAAGTTCGTTAAATACTAGTCATTTTGCTAACATAGTTTACGGAGATGGTATTAAGAAAGTAGGAGATCAACTTGCTGTAGATACAAGTTCTGTTTATTTTACATTAAGTAACGGAAAGATTATTTTAAAAGATAATAGCATAACGCCAAACTTAATTCCAACAACTGCTTTATCTTCTGGACTCTCGGGCGGTAACGGTGTACCTGTAGCAGTTCATGCAAATACAGGCGAAACTGGTGCATTTGAATTTGATGCGAATGGTGTTTTAAATTTAAAAGGCACCGGTAGCCAAACAGTAATGTATTCTAGTTTTGCTCCTGGCTCTATAGGCGACGGATTAAATTTAAACGCTAGTACAGAAAAGCTTGAAGCAATATTTCAACAAGTAGATAGTTCTTTAACATTATCTGATGGAGTCGTTTCTATAGCTAATGGATTTACAACAAATACAAGCACGCAATCCGGTAATGAATGGCCAATGTTAAATGTCTCTAATGGCATTATAAACGGAATGGCGAGTACTATTTGGGATGTTGTAACAGCAACTGGATTATCGGGTGCTAATTCTGGTAATGACGTACCTATCGGAACAATTTTACCACATGCACGTGCCTTTACAGTCATACCGGATGGATACCTACTCTGCGATGGTAATATCTACTCTTCAACAGAAGATTCAAATTATAGAGAACTGTATGACGTTATTGGTAATAGATACGATACAACTAACGGCTTGCCATCTCCCGGTGGTAATTTTTTCAGAGTACCTGCATTAACAGGAGGTAATGTGTTACTATATGGTTCGGATGCTGGCGCACCAGACTCAACAACATACTATATAAGCGGTGATACATTAGATGACGGCACGGCTTCTTTAAGTGCGCAAGGGTTTAACTTTATTATTAGATATTCTTCACAAGAAGGTAATAATGAATTATTTAACGGGACACCAAACCAAGTATCTAGAGGTTATCAAGGAATGTACAACCAAAAAGTCTATGAAGCGAGGGATTGCAATGGCGCTGTCACTAGATTAAGTTCTGCAGGATTTATAAGATTTGCTTTATCTGGATCTTCTAGAAATGACTGTAGTGAACCTTTTGATAGGTTTGCAATTCCTGTATTCAGCTGGTAAATTAAATATATAAGACAATGGGTATCGAAATTTTAGAAAACACACTATTGAAGCTCCTAGTAAGGAGAGGAACCGATTATGATAGGCAGCAAATTACTCTTGATAGTGGTGAGCTTGGCTATACAACAGACACTAAGAGGTTGTGGATAGGTGATGGTACTACAGCGGGAGGTAACCTAGTAGGTAACAAATACAAAGGCAAAGCTGCGGATTTAACAACTCTTGCACCAGTTGACATTGGTGATTATGCATTCGATACGGACAACAATTCCTTTTATATATGTACTGAAGGAACTGGTAGTGAATCTACAAACTGGTTAAAGGTTGCGTCAAACAATGTTGCTGGTAATGAAACTATAGCTATAGATTCAACCGGCGGTGTTACTGTTGGTACTATTTCAGCTGGCAACGTTGCTGCAGATGCTCTTGGTACAGGTTTAACTCTAGATTCTACAAACCGGATCACCCTTAGTAGTACTATTGAAACTGACGGCATCGTACAATCATCTACTGAAGCTTCAGATTATTTTACACTACCATCAAAACTAAAAATAAACGCGATCAATTATACGTTTCCTTTAGGTGCGCCTGAAAAGGATCAATTTTTACGAGCCGATGCTTCTGGTGCGCTTGGATGGGGCAATCCTAATATTATAACCACAGGAGTAGCACCAACAACCGCAGCTTTAATCCCTGCAGGTACTATAGTACCGTATGTGTCTACTGCTGGTAATCCTCATTTTCCAAATGGCTGGTTACCTTGTGATGGTAGAGAAGTATTAAACGCAGATTACCCGGATCTTTCAGCAATTATCACAACACAGTATGGTGGTACTCCTTCTAGCTTCAATGTACCGGACTTTACTAGTAAAGCATTATACGGGTCTGATGATCCGTTTAACAGTACACTATTCCAAATTAATAGCACTACAGATGTTTCAACATTATCTGCTACCGGTACACTATTTATAATTAAGGCTGTTGGTGGTGTAACAAGCCCAACACTAACAGTAAGTAAGAACTTATCTGTTTTCCGTAATAACGTCGACATTACTGGTACAGAATTTAATTACCTTAGCGGTAGTATGAGAATCGAGCGCCCAACACCAGGTAGTTGCGTACTTACCACGCCAGGTACATTCGCTAGTGGTTTCCAAATGCCTGCCGGTATAGAGTTTGTTAAGTTTCATGTTACAGGATCAGGTGCAACTGGTGGTAATAAAGCTGGCGGCGCTGCAGCAACGGTAACCGGTTATATCTCTGCTGCTGCCGGTACGGTGTTTAGTGTGACAGTCGGTACAAATCCAACCGGAATTAATGCTGACGGAAATCAAAGCTTAATAAGTAAAGGTGGAGTTAACCTTGCTGTTTCTAATGGTGGTAGAACTTCAACCGGGTCGATTCCGCTACACGGTGAAGGCACTATTAATACAGGAAGCCAATATGTTACAACAGGTCATGTAATTACCGGTGGTTATGGTGGTGTTATTAACGTTAATCAAAACCTATATAGTAACGGTGCATCTTCTTTCTGGGGATCAGCTCCAGCGCCCGGCGCTGGTGGAGGTGG